TCACAAAATCAGAACCATGTTTCCAATAGTAGAAACCTACCGTTGCTAAATCTGAAATTGGATTCTTCTCTTGAACTTCGGTCACAAAACCATCTTCATCCAACTTAGCGAATGACCACTTTGGGTGAGTTGCTTTGAAAGTTGGAATACCACCATCCGCATCGTTCTCATTCATTTTATAGAAGAACTCATTTGAATCCCATTCTACGAATTGGTCTGAGTTAGCGAAGAATAATGGGTGTTCGGTGTTGATGTGTTCTTTAGCCATTAAAGCTGTAACAGCTGCTCCTTCAGTAATACCATCTACCTCTACAATTTTACAATTTGGGGTAATAAGGTTAAGTAGAGTGTCTAAATTATACTTTTCTCTATGAGATTTCTGAACAATATAAATAAAATTAGCTTTAATGTTAAGGTTTTCAACTACAACCTGAATCATAGGTTTACCTTTAACATCAATAAGAGGTTTAGGGAATGTATAACCGGCTTGTTCAAAACGAGAACCAGCACCAGCCATTGGGATTAATACATTTAATTTATTGTCTCTCCAAGCAGGTGATTTCATAACGTACCCTTTTTCTATTTCTGTTAATTTATGTAGAATATTAGTATACGTAACTTCTTTAGGATTAGCAACTCGTAGTATATGAGATTTAGAACGAGATGCGGCTAATAATCCATAAGGTGAGTCCTCTACTATAAGTGTTTCTTCGGGTAAGCAACTCATTACTGAGATTGCTTTCCAATACATTTCAGGGTGTGGTTTAGAATTCTTTACATCTTCGTTTGAGATGATTAAATCCATAAACTCTATAATTCCTAATTTTGAAAGTGTAGTTAGTACTGTTTTACGAATAGAGTTAGAACAAACCGCTAATTTATAACCATCTTCAACTAAAGCATTCATTACTGATTGTAATGTTTGGTTTGGTTTTAGCTCTTTTAACATTTGAAGAGTCCAATACTGTTTAGCTTCCCAAACCAATTCATGACTGCTTTCAGGCAAACCCTTTCTTTCAGTTAACATTTGAAGTTTTTGGGTTGTTTTTAACCCATCATAAATTGAAAGATGTTCGTTCCAATCGATAGCGTATTTACCTAATGCCCTGTTTAAAGCCTCAAAGTGAATATCTTTTGCTTCGACTAAAACTCCGTCTAAATCAAAAATGATTAATTTTATCATTTCCACTTACCTTTCAGAACTAACTGAGCAATGATTCCGTAATTAGAAATGTCGATAAAACTATCAATCATAGCCTCTCCTTGAACATAATTTTTTCCTTTACGCTGGAGGATATTTTTAAGACGATTGATTTTATCATTGCAACGAAGCCAAATACCTGTGATTGAAAGGTGAATATCTTCTTCTTTTTCTAGAGTAGAACCTAAAGCAATATTTGAAAGACCATAATCCATCATTTTACTAGCAAACAATTCATATTGTTCTTTTTGAACTTGTTGAAATTCGTACGCTAGTTCAGAATATTTTTGTTCAAAATCAGCAACTGCTTTACTGTTTCCGTAACCTACTTGTTCTTCCATTTTATTTAGATTTAAATAACTTATTTTGTTCTTTTACATCAACTCCCATTTCCCAAAGAATACCACGTACTCCTGTTTCTCTTAAAATATCAATATAATGATCTGCTTCTCCTAAGGAACATTCAAAATATTTGGCAACGTAGTCTACTAATTCACTATTTTTCTTGGGTGTTTGACTTTTAACATACTTAAGCCAAACTTTTTGTTTTGGGATCATTTCGCGGTAAATGGAATATATTTGTTTTTTATTCTGTGGATTTATCTTTTGAACATAATTTACAATATCAATGTAATTTATATCCATAGATAAATATCTATGAATCATATAACTATTCCAAGAGTCCCATGACTCTTCCGTGAAATCTTCAGGAGATGATTTAGTTTGCGTTATTTGGTTTAACCAGTCGAAGATTGTTTTCGGGTTGTGCATCGCGCAGCTCTTTTGGTAGGGTATCTTGGAGAATTTCGCCGGTTTTAGGATCGTAAAATACGGGAATAGGCATTACGGCGTCTTCAGAAGTACCAGTAATAAACTTGGATACTTTACGAATTACAAATCCTTGCTGCCATACTTTACCACCTGATGGGGTTAGAACTTCCTGAGTGTTTTTCAGGTCAAAGTTCATATTAATTTGATTTTCCATTTTGTTTATAGTCTATAATAAAACCAATCGCTACAATTAAATTCATACCCACACTAGCGATTATTTCGTGTAAGTCTTGATAAACGTTTAATGATAAATGAACGTGTCCTACCATCCAGAAAGGTACGGATAAGTTTTGACTAATCCAAACTACTAGAAATTTTAGGAATTGTTTCACAATACTTGAGGTTTAGCTAATTCAATTAATTTAGCCATAAGAGCCATAACATTAATTTCCTTATCAATTCTAAAATTAGCTTGATAAGAATATTCATTAATGTATACTGCTACCATACCTTCCTTCCCTCCAGCATACACAGAAGCATTCTCGTAGAGATAACGGTATAATTCTTCAAAGTCTTGAACATTTGCATCTAAAATAATTTGTCGAATATTAGACCAATTAGGTTTCTTTTGAACAAGTTCTCTAAGTACTTGATCCATATAATTAGATGATACAAGTACTGATTTGTCAATTACAAGTTTGTTATCTTGAGTTGATAATTGAATAGTATTAAGACATTTACGTAAATCAGGATAAAACTGATTGGTAATTGTTTTAATATCTCCTAATTCATAGGATGTTTTTTCAGTATCTAAAATCCAAGCAATATGTTTAGCAACATCAGCTTTAGAGGGAGGTATAATTTTAAGTACTTGGCAACGTGATTGTAAGGGGTCAATGATACGTTCCACGTAGTTACACGTTAAAATAAAACGTGTAGTACGTGAGAACGTTTCAATGACATTACGAAGTGATGCTTGAGCTTGAATTGTTAAAAAGTCAGCCTCATCTAAAATGACTACTTTAAGAGGCTTAAATGATGCTGTTGATGCAAACCCTGATACTTTATCTCTAATTGTTTCAATACCTCTTTCATCACTTGCATTAATATAAAGATGATCACAATTAAGGTTGTTAACAATAAGTTTAGCTAAAGTAGTTTTTCCGGTTCCTGCCGTACCGTAAAATATTAAATTTTGAATATCGTTCTGGGTTAAATATTGAGCGATAGTTTTTTTAATATTCTCATTGCCTACATATTCGTCTAATGTTTTAGAGCGATACCTTTCAACTAACAGGGTGTGATCTTTCATGTCCTAAATTTAAAACATTCCCTCCATACCGGCAAGGGAGTTTGTTTCTTTTTTATCTTCAGGATTATCAACTACAACACACTCGGTAAGCAATACTGTACCTGCTACTGAAGCTGCATTTTCAAGTGCAGTTCGAGTTACTTTAGCTGGGTCAATAATACCTGCTTCTTTCATGTCGATGATCATTCCTGTTTTAACATCATGACCTTCCCAAGTAGTTTCATTTGTTGAATAATTCATAGCTAGCATTTGAGCTTTAACAGCATCATAACCGGCATTTACAAGAATTTGTTCAAATGGTTTACCACAAGCTTGGTATACGATTTGGGGACCAATTTCTTTTTGATTTTCAATACCTTCACGAGCATAAAGCAATGCTGCACCACCACCAGGTACAATACCTTCTTCGATAGCGGCTTTAGTTGCTTGAAGAGCATCATCTACACGGTCTTTCTTTTCTTTCATTTCAGTTTCCGTGTTTCCACCAACGTGGATTATTGCCACTCCTCCGACGAATTTCGCGAGCCTTTCTTGGAGCCTTTCAACTTCGAACGGCGAGTTTGCTTGTTCGATTTGTTGCTGAAGTGCTTCAATACGTGCTTCAATTCGCTCTGATTCTCCTTTTCCATCTACAATTGTAGTTGATTCTTTAGTTACAGTTACAGTACGAGCTTCGCCGAACCAGTCCCAACTGAATTTATCAAGCTTCATTCCTTTTTCCTTAGAAAAGACTTCACCACCAGTAAGAACAGCAATGTCTTCAAGAATTAGCTTGCGGCGATCACCAAAATCAGGGGCTTTTACCGCGCAAACGGATAGTGTACCTCGCATCTTATTTACAATAAGGGTTGCAAGTGCTTCATTATCAATGTCTTCAGCAATGATAAGAAGAGATCGACCTGTTGAAGATACACCTTCCAATACAGGAAGAAGTTCTTTTACAGTTGTAAAACGTTGGTCAGCAATCAAGATATAGGGTTTATCAAGCACAGCTGACATTGTTCCATTATTCGTTACGAAATATGGAGATTTATAACCTCGGTCAAATTGAATACCTTCTACAGTTTCAAGGTAAGTGTCACCGGATTTAGACTCTTCAATAGTAACTGCACCTTCACGGCCTACTTTTTTCATAGCAGTAGCTACTAATTTACCTACTTCAGAATCATTATTTGCTGAGATAGTAGCAATTTGTTCAAGTTGATCTTCTGATGAAATATCTTCAGCATTGTATCTAAGGAGTTGGGTTACTT